CGTTATTTGTTTTACGAAATGCAATTTTATTGCATACGCTTCAAGAAAGATGTTCTTTCATACAATTTGATTCACATTACTTGATGCACTCGTCACTGCAAGCTTGTCCTTTTTTGGACTTAAATAGGACCTGTACACACGTTGTGTATCATCTGGCAAGGTATTGATTTTATCTACCTATGTTGAAGAACCATTATTAGTGTTCTCTTAGCCTTAGATGATGATGATGATATGTTTTAAGAAACATACCTCTAGGTAAGAATCCCGAGAGGCAGAAACCAAACTGAAATAGCAAATTGGGACCCCTGTTGATGCAGGTTAACTATCCTTTACGACTTAGAAACAATTATCATAAACTCACAAACCATGAATTCCATTGTTTCTTCTACCGACTTTGTTCTCGTCGATACAAAGACCCGTTCTGGGCTTAAGTTGTACCGTGCTCCGCACGATGATCCACGTGATTATCGTAAGCCGAAAACTGGACTGCGTGTTTACACGCATGTTCGAGAAAGCGAAAAAGAATTGTTAAGCGCTCTGCGTAATTCGTTTCCTATGTTTATCTCCAAGTCTGACAAAGAGATTCTCTATGATATCCGAATGACGCAACGCAATGCTGAAACTGTTATTCCTTGCCAGCTACAGGGACAAAACAGTATTTTTACGTCGTTGCTTTCTTCTGCCACAGTCGCCATTGAGAGGGCGTTTAATGTGAAGAACAGAGTAGCGCAATCAGTTAAAGATGCAATATCTCACGATTCTGTTGAATTCGTGATGAACATCTTTGAAACCGTTCCGATCGTTCTGACACTTTTGACACAAGTGTCATCTACGACAGGAGTCATTACGACTCTTATCGCTGGATTGAAAATGATTCTGGGAAGATCTTTGATTATGTCCGCCATCGATTATACTGATATTGTAGGCAAGTGGATTGAGACCATTTGGCCTGGTAAATCAGATCCCACTGACAAGGGATATATCGAGATTCAATCTGGCGAATCGGAAGGCTGGAAATGCTGGACTGCATGTGAAGAGATCTTAGAAGCTGCTCGCTTCTGGATTGACAATGTAGCAGAAATTCCGGAATCACCGTTGTTTAAACGATTCGAAAAACTTTTTAAGTATTTCCTCGTGTTTGGTGTGTGTACCAACATGGGACTTTCGTTTGAAAACTTTGATTTTTCAGCTCATGAGGAAAAGAAAATTCGAGAAACTCATCGCTCGAAAATAGGTTTTCTTTTCACCATATGCGATAGTATTATCTGGATTCTACAACGATCGATGCAATCGATCGCGTTGGGAGCCTTTACCCCTTTCTATCACTCCTCACAGAGTTATACGAGATGGGCAGAAAATGCTTATCGCCTCATGGAGGATGAGGAAAAATTGCAGAATACGTTAGCCACTGGTATTGATTACAACGACTTTCTTCACCGATTGTCGAACTCCTTGGAAGAAGGAGAAGTAATGTACAAGTTTGCTGCGAAGGGTCATGAGAAGACTGTCATGGCTCAAATGATGAGTAAGATGAGATTACTCAAAGCAAGGCGCCAAACTGCAGACGCCGCCCGCGCTCCTCGTGATACTCCGGATTCCATTTTTGTATACGGAGGCACAAGCGTAGGAAAGTCGAAATTCGTGGAAGTTCTCCATGCTTATTATGGTGAATTAAAAGATATGAAGGATAAAAGTTCTGGTTCGAAGTACACTCGTTGTTTTTCGGACAAGTACTGGAGTGAATGGAGATCCCATATGTGGTGTATTTTGGTTGACGACCTCGCACTACAGAAACACACTCTTGGCATCGTTGATGCTTCATTGCAAGAGATTATCCAAATTATCAACAACGTTACCTTTTGCCCTCCTCAAGCTGGTCTTGATGAGAAGGGAAAGAATCCAGTCATTCCCCGACTGGTAATTGGTACCACGAATACTGAACATTTGAATGCTTTTACGTATTTCTCATGTTCAGTTGCTGTTCAACGACGTTTTCCCTACATCGTTGAGGTTGCTCCATTACCGGCCTATTGTCGGATGGAAAATGGAGTCAGCACGGGTATGTTGGACCCGACATTAATTCCACCAGCACTTGATGGAGAATATCCAAACATTTGGAAAATGACACTTAAGCAGGTCTATGCTTGCACAGATCACAGTCAGGCTGTCATTGAGCCAATTGCCACCTTTGAGGACATTAATTTGTTCCTTGCGGCTTGGGGAGCGATCCTTAAGTCTCGAGAAGAGTGTCAAAAGAACGATAAAGCATCTACGCACGCAATGGGAGGCATTGGCGTGTGTAAGAAGTGCTTTATGCCGTCAAATCATTGTGTTTGCGGTTCTGAAGTTCAGGTTGGATCTTTCCCAATGGAAAGTTTGTTGCATGACGAAGACCCTAAGAAGTGGATTGTGCTTACGCTGTCAAAGATTCGTGACAGCGAATGGGTAGAACAACCAGTTGTTGAAGAGTGTTGTGCCAAACTCCAGATTTCTGAAGACGAATTGTATTCAAAATTGACTCGTATCCAGGGTCGTGCCCATGTGGTATCCCCGGATGAGTCCGTTGCGGATGTATTTTCTGACCTGCTTGAGCTGGCAAGGTTAGATTATATCTGTGACGCTTATTTGAAGATTAAATACAATTTGTATAATTCGCATCTCTGTGTTCGTCTCCGCGAGGACGGACTGAAAGAAGTTGCGACAGAATTTCAAGGTTTCATTAATGGTCATTTGTGCATCACTGCATACCGCATTTCTAAGAGCGCTGAGGGTGTGTTTACATGGGTAAAGCACCAGCTTACAGATAATGTGGTTTATGATACTATTAGTGGATTTGCTCAACGGCAGAAAATTTTGATTTGCACGATGGCCCGGTTGATGGCCAATGGAATCAAAGTCGAATGGAATGCGGCGACTGAACCTTTAGTCGCCTATGCTACATTTCGGATTGGTCTTTATAGTTTAAGGGTACTTAAAGAACAATTTTTCATGTTTGGTGAACGAGTTGCACAGAATTTGAACAACCCTAAGGTTTGGGTTTTTCTTACTGTTCTAGCTGCTGCTTATCCCGTTTACAAAGCAATTACTAACCTTATGACTCCTCGTATTCAAGGTCAGGAACCATCAAAAATACCTGTTGATGGCAAAACCAATTTGTGGGAATCGCAAGATGAATTTCGTCTTTGTGATTTCGACATTGGTGGTAAGACTGTTGGATCGAAGAGTCAAGTGTACGAAGAGACACGAAAACGCATAGCTCGAAATGTTGTTCACATCATTTCTGAAGCCCCTGGACGTACTCCTACGTGTGGGCGAGCTGTGTGTTTGATCGGTCATTTGTACATGACACCCAGTCATATTCTCCGTAGTGATACGGAGTATCTGACAGTCATTGATTCCGATTGTGGAAGTCAAGGGCTAAAGAGTTCTTTGCGATTCAAGTTCAATGCAAAGACGGCAAAAAAGGATATGGGAACAGATCTTTGTTTCTTTACCTGTTTTTTTGCCACCAAAAGCTGATATTTGTGAATTCTTTCCAAAACGTACTCTCCAAGGAGGTATGTATAAAGGCGATTTATTATCGCGTGCTAAATCTGGCACTGTGGAATTGAATCCCGCAAATAAAATTCATATGGACAGGGTAGCGATACTTTCTCCAATTGATAAAGTCGTTACTTCATGGGTATATACTCCCGGACAACCTACTCGCGCTGGAGATTGTGGTAGTCTCTTATGCGCGAATTCCGGGAAAGGAGTTATTCTCATGGGTATGCATCAAACATACAATCACATTCATGGTGGGGCTTCGGCCATTGCTGTGACTAGTGAAATGTTGGTTACTGCGAAGAATATGTTTGATGTCCAAATTCAGGGAACTGGACCTGATTTGGCAGGCAAACCGTTGCATGAGTTACACTGGAAGAGTGTTATGCGCGATTTGACTGGTTCGGCTAAGATTTTTGGTTCTTTTGGTAAGCAAAATTTCCGTGCTGCTCCTAAGACAAGGGTCCAAAAAACCGTTGTCTGTGATGCTGCTGTTGACGAAGGGTTTGAGATCAAGCATGGTGCTCCCACCATGAAGGGTCCCGAACCTTGGAAGATTGCTGCACAGCCTTGTGCAGAGATCAGCGGCAAAATTGATGAAGAGATTCTCGATGAATGTGTAGCGGCATTCACTGAAGATATCTGGAATGGGTTGAAAGATACTCATTACATCAAGGAGTTAGGTCCTCTTAATGACGAGGAGACTGTGAATGGTATTCCAGGCGTTCGTTTCATCGATAAAATGAAGCGGGATACCAGTATGGGCTTTCCATGGAAGAAGAGCAAGCGTCATTACTTGCGTGAAATGGAAGAAAATTTACGATTCCAAGATGGTGTTGAGTTCACTGAGGAAATCATGGAACACGTTGAAGAAGTTCGACGTTTGTATCGTGAAGGTAAATCTGCCTCGCCGATTTTTTCGGCGTGTTTAAAAGATGAACCCGTAACTTTTAAGAAGCAAAAGATGGGGAAAACCCGGGTGTTTTTGAACGCCCCCCTGCCTTTTTCTTTTGTTGTGCGACAAAATTTGCTTCCATTTGTTCGAGTGTTCCAATCGAACCCGTTTCTTTTTGAGGCGGCTGTCGGTATTAACCATAATTCCCATCAATGGGAAGAGCTTCGCACGTATCTCACCTACTTTGGCGACTTAAATGTTGCAGGTGATTATGGTAATTACGACAAAAGGATGTATGCGCTGATGATTCTAAAAGCTTTTGGGATCATTCGTGCTATCATGAAACGTGCGGGATGTACGGAGGAGCAGCTTCTTGCTGTCGCGTGCATTGCCGAAGACACCGCTTATGCTTGGATTGATTTCCAGGGAGATTTGGTTCAATTTTTTGGGTCGAATCCTTCTGGGCATCCGTTGACTGTTGTTATTAACAGCATTGTCAATGCCTTGTATATGCGTTACTGCTATTATTCTTTGAATCCTCAACGTGAGTGTCGCACGTTCAAAGAGTTTGTTCATCTCATTACTTATGGTGATGATAATGAGCAAAATGTTTCCCCAACCATTCAGTGGTATAATCACACAGCAATACAGAAGGTTCTCGCTGATATTGATGTTGTGTATACAATGGCTGATAAAGATGCTGAATCAAAACCCTTTATTCCGTTTGTAGACGTTTCATTTTTGAAACGAAAATGGGTTTTTGATGAAGAATCACAGATTTGGCAAGCTCCATTGGAGTGGGATTCGATCAACAAGATGCTAACGATTGGGACTCGTAGTGATTCTGTTGCACCGGAGGAACAAGCTTCCAGCATGATTGAGAGTGCCGCATTGGAGATGTGGCATCATGGTCCAAGTGCCTTTGAGGAAGGTATTGGCAAATTGCAGCGAATTGTGAAGAAGAGTAATCTCTCGTCTTGGATGCGCGAAGGTGCGATCAAGACATGGAGTGAGTATGTCGAACTTCATAAACGTTGTAGCCTGGGTTTCAGTCCTGAAAACCCTGACATTGTTGTCTAAAACCAAAAGACTCTGTGAGCGTGATCTTGCATATTATATATTGTTTTCATGTATCTTTGTATTGCTGCTTTCATAAAATCTACCAGGGCGTTCCCC